ATCAACAAAAAACCTCTTTATGTTTTCTGGGGCATTTCAAATAGTAACACTAATAATATTTACATATACACCATTAGAAGGAATGTTTAATAAGGGTGGTGGAATTTTAAAATACATTTTTTATGGACTATTTTTATTATCATTTATATTGGCTTTAATAGGATCTTTAATAGAACCAGAAGAATGTAAAACCGGAATAGGCGAACCTGCTGAAGGGAATAATTGTAATTTTTTAACAACAAAAATTACAATGATAGTGGTAAATGTTTTAGCTTCAATATTAATTTTTACTCTGTTGTATACAACTATAGAGGATCAATATTCTACGATCACTAGTGCAGGAGGATTAATATTAATAGTAATATTATCAGTTTTTTACGCAACTTATGCTACTAATTTTAGAGGTGCTATATGTCTTTGTGATATAGACATAGAAGGAAACATAAATACATCAAATTGTAACGCATTACCAAATTGTACTTGTGTATAGATCTCAATAAAATGTTTTTCTATTATGGACCTTAACGATAAAGGTAATTTTTAAATATCACTGTTTTGGTCCTAGATGCTATATATGGAAATTTAAATTAATTGTAAAGAAGTGAGTTTATAATTGAATATAATAATACTATACGTTAATTAAACTAATATAAAAATATATATTGATTAAATATTATTGTTAATAAATATAATATAAAGGATGGGACGTAAGAGTAGAAGAAATAATTTTGAAGAGGAAGAGGATGAGGAATATGAGGATGAGGAGTATGAAGAGCCTAAGCAGTTGTGGTCTGTTATAGTTCAGGATACAAACGACATTCTTATGGATATGAAATTAGAATTTGATAAAAAGGATATAAGATTTAAATGGATTGGGTCTTCTGAAATATTACAATATGTTGATGAAATATTGTATAAGGATCCTAAATATTTAAGCTTTACTTATATTAATAGTAATGGTGTTGAAACAGTTGTATATGATTTTATAATTAATATAATAAATATTTTGGATTTGGAATATATTCCTATTGTTGATAGAGATGGAGAAATTCATTATACAGACAAAGGTAAAAAAAATCAAAAAATACAACAAGACCTTATAGATCCCGAGGTTGGTGTTGTACCACGTATCGATAATTACCACAAGACAGTTATGTATTTAAATCACAAGATACTGCAACACTTTAGCAAATATTTTGTAAAATAATGTTATATTAGTTAAAAGTAATTTAAGAATTAATTTAGTTAATTAAATAAGTATTAATTAAATTAAGTATTAATTATAATGGCTGGAACTTGTGGATACTGTGGAGAATATCAAGAAAACAAATCTAATAAATATCTAATATTCATAAGTTTTACTAGCCTATTAATTGGTGCAATAAAAATTAAACAACATTTAAATAAAGAAAATTTGGTTATTGACGACTTGGACCTTAAAACTTATTCACTCGGTACACAAACCGAACAAGAAACTGAAGAATATTTGTTAGTACATAGCGAAGGTGAATAAATGGAAACTAATCGTTGTGAATATATTAATAACTTTTTGAGAGTAAAATTAAGAGAAAATAATTATAGGCTTATGTATACTTGTTATGCGTATTCTATGTATACTGGTTATGGTTTATGTATAGGTATATTTCAGGGTATTTCAGAATCTAAAATAGTACCTGTTATATATGGATTTCTAATAGGTTCTGTTTTTGGAATTTTAGTAGGTTTTATGGTATATATAAAACATCCTATATTTATAGACTTTGACTAAAACTCATATATTTATTAAAAATATTAATATCTTTAATTTATAATAATGGAAGACGAAGACGAAGATAAGATGAAACTTAGTTATGCTATGGCTTTGGGGTTTTTCATACCTTTTGGTCTTGGTATTATAGGAAGTTTAGTAGGAATGCCACGTGCAGGCGCTGTAGGTTTTGGTGTTGGTGCATTTGTATCTATTATTATAATTTTTATATTCGGGATGTTATTTAAATGGTTTAAATTTTAATATTTTTTAGATTATTTACTTCCTTCCTTAATTCTTGAACCGACCCCAATAATATTCCAATCAAATCATTATAATTAACACTCAAATGTGTTCCAGAATTAACAACTAAATCGGATAATCCTTGTTCTTGTAAATCCTGTGCTAACACACCATAATGTACACGCTTATCGTCAACAAAATTAAGTTTATATTGTACGGGATCTATAAGGTCTAACAATTCTAATGGTTGACGTATAGGCTCAACATCATACTTTAAAGTAGCATCAGATGTTGTAACAAATTCAACAGCACTTACATTACCTCCACAAAATAAACTATTTGCTACACCAACACCCCCGCTAAATACAGCCGACCCTGTGCTTGTATTGGTTGAAGCTGTTGTATTTGTAACATTTAATGTTCCAGCTGTTGTTAATGAAGTGCCGTTCCATAATAGGTCACTACTTGCACCGAATGTTCCAGAATTATTAAATTGTATTTGTGTGTCGGAACCAGCCGGCGATACTGATAATTTAACTATGGTTAATGAATCTGTTCCTACTGTGTCTGACCCAGGAATAGTCGTACATGTGAATAGACTAGTACCATTTACGGTACCTTCTTGTATAAGTAAAGCTATACCCGATGCTGAAGAACCTGTTTCTAAACCGGGTGCCCTAGACCATGTCCCAACTGCTGCTTCATAAATTCCATTTTTTACCCCATTGCTTTGGTCCTTTAATAATACTATATCACCAGCATCGACTGTTATTCCATCGATTGTCAACAATCCAGATATAGTAGGTATATTCGATAAACTTGCGACTCTGGCTGGGTCTTTCCATGTTTGTGATCCTCCGTTTGAATCAACATAGGCTTTGTTAGCTGCATCTGAGTCTGACACTGGTGTTAAAAGTCCACTTAATACACCACCGCTTAATATTGCAGTTCCATCACTAATTGTATTAGCTGTTATTATATTATTAATAGAAATATTATCAACCTTAATTATTTCATTAACACCAACATGACTAAATAATCCCGAACCGGGTATTGTTGGTGGATAAGCATTCTGTATCATAACCAAACCTGCCATGGTATTAATATTAATTAATATTTAAAATTGAATAAAATTACGATTCAATTATTAATTATTTGTTCTGACGGTATATACATCCATTTTGTGTTTTCATAAAATATAATATTATCAGGAATTACTGGAAAAATCGTCATTCTTTAATTAGGATCAATTTTAATATTGTTGAGTTTGCTATGTAATGAAAATTTTCTATAACCATAAAATATAATACAATTTCAGTAATAAATCCTAAAAACATAAATATAATTAATACATTTTCAGGTAAACCCCAATAATTATATTTAAATACATAAATATAAGAACCATAAAAAATCGTTAATAACAAAAATATAATAATAGGGGGTAAAATGTATGAACTAACCATAGAAATATTTTCAGCATTCCTTATTTTTATATCTTCAGAAACCTTTTTAATTAAAGTTTCATCTTTTCTGTATGTTTCTATTAAAGTTTCAACCATTTTATCCAATACTACTTCATTTTTAGCTATATTATTTATTTCTGCTGCCTTAATGCTAATAACACTATACAACTGATTGCTTGCAATAAACCAGAACCATAAAAACATAAGTATAAAAAATAATAATATGTTAAATACTGTTATAAACACATTTATAGGATCAAAAACTTCTTTTAATATTTTATTCATTATATTATTCTTTATTAATATAAAACATATTAATAAAGAATAATATGTTTTATATTAATAAAGAATGAATTTATTAAAAGATCAAGAATTTATTAAGGGTGTAATAAGTATATGTTCAGTTGCTTTCCTAATTTCTATTTTTGAACTTGTATTATATTATACTATCGTTAAATCAACGTTTGTTAATGGAATTAATAGTTTAGTAGAAATTGTAAGTGTAAATGTAGATATAGAAGCAATTAATATTATTAAGGGAATATCCGAAAATGATGAAAATACAGGAGACTATATAAATAATTTAAAACTCGCATTTTATATAATGTTTTTGTTATTCATATTATCTATTATTTTATATTTTATTAATTTATTAAAAATATACAAACTTACCCACAGAACATATAAAGGTATATATCCTGTATATATTAGTATATTTTGTATATTTGTTATACTTATGTTGTTTCAGATTATTATATTAGAAATTTCTAAGAAATTCAATTTTGGAAATATTGATGAACTTAAATTAAGATTCATTAATTCTTTGATAGTTTCTAGGAACGGTGAAAAAATTAAGATTCCGGATGGTAATGCATTATTTTAAAATTAATATCTACATTAATATAAAATGACAAAGAAGTCAAAGAAGTCAAAGAAGTCTAATAAAAATATAAGAAGAAGAAATTTAACAATCTTATTAATCGTACTAGTATCGATAAGTGTTGGAATTTATTTTATTGTTAAAAATAATGATGAAGATGAAACAGTTGCACCAGCTGATTCTCCTTCAAATGATGAGAGAACAAGAGAATGTACTTTTTGTGGGTTAGGTAAATGTACACAAGAAATAGTTAACTTAAATAAACCAAACCAAACACCAGAAGAAATGTTTATAAGCATTAAAGATTACAGTACATGTACATGTTCCAAGTGTTACGAAGAATGTATTGGGATAGATTCTCTACAGGGAATTACAGAAGAACAGTGTGATTCTGTAAACTAGACGACAAGACTTTTTTAACTATTTACACCGACTTTACCAATACCAACTATTGTTATATTAGATAATTTTGTATATTCTATATTAGCATATTTATTATTTTTTTCTTTACACCCAAGTTTTACCCAATAAAATTCTAATTCCGTCCATATAAAACTCTTTCATGATGTTCTAATAATATATCTTTCTAAACTTTATTATATTTTAGAAAATTTTTAAAACTAATGTAAAATATAATATATTGTTAATTAATAGTAATGGGTGTTAAATCCGGAATTAAGAGTTATAAAAAAATAAAATGTGAGGAACAGATTCCGTTTGAAACCTACGTTATAAATTGTGGTGTTCATGCTGAGAGACTTGATACGTTTAAAAAATATGCTAAAAAGGCTAAACTTAACATTAAGAGAGAAGAGTGTGTAAATGGTAAAGAGTATACAAATAAAACGTTAATCAGTATGGTAAATGCCGGTATTGTTTCGCCAGACGCTGAATTAAGTCCAATTGAGGTTGCTATATGTTTAAGTCATTATAATTGTTGGGTAAGATTCGTTAAAAATGGATGTAGTGATTATGGTTTAATAATGGAAGATGATGCAAAAATAAAACCAGATTTTGTTACAAAGATAACTAGTATTTTAGAACAATTAGAATATGAAAAAAAGAAATTTGGTGTTTTGATCATACATCCTGGTAATTGGATGCGTACAAAAAGTAGACAGAAACGTGTTTCAAATGTGGATGGTGTTAAAATTAATAGGGAAATGGTTAACCATAACCCGTCTGGGACAGCCTATATACTTACGCTAAAATTTGCAAATCATTTAATAAATAATATGTTTCCTATTGTTTATCCGGTTGATATATATATAGGTGATAATTTAAGTTCTAAATTCCCACATTTTACATTAATACCCCAAAGGGATCCCAAAACACCAGATTGTTGGAAAGCAAGTTTGCTTGATGTTAATTGTGGGGGTGGTGATGATACCACACAGGACTATAAAGCTGATAATATCAAAAAAATAATTAGTTCATTGTAATTTATACCGTCTTGATTTACCGTCATTAGATTTTAGTATCCAGTTATTATTAGGTTTTAGTATATCTATTTCTGGTTTTGAATATTTTTTATATAAAGGAAGTCCATATTCTTCCAAGCTTTGCATATTTCTATGAACTATATCATATGTTTTTCCTTTGTCTTTACCACTGGCAACTCTTCTACTTTCTATACAAATATCCTTAAAATTTCTACTAAAATCTACTATCTTTTGTCTCCAATTTGTCCAGTGTAGTGTTGCGTACATTGGTGGAATTTGATTTGATTTTAATGGCATTACTGATTGGTCTTCTAATCTAGAATCTAACGGGTATAATGAATCTTTAGATTTAGTTATTCTCCACCCCAGAAATAGTCTGTGTATATCTTTTGGTGTTTTTTTCCCTAAAACTTCATGTACCAAATGTTCATAAAATAATAACATATGACCTGGTGGTATAACAACCTTTATTTTATCTTTATTATATTGTGCCTTTAACGATTTATCTTTAATTGGTGCAAACCCAGAATGACCTCTTATTCCTTTATGTGTTTTAGGTACACATGAAAAATATTGATCAGTATCATCAAAATTTAACCACCCACCAAATATTTTATCAGATTCTTTAGCTAATGTTGCTTCATCTCGGTGCCACGATTCTGCTGTAGCAGACACTCCCTTAGGTCTAAACATCATTCTATCTACTATTTGCTCCAAATTCCACCGTTTAGATTTCGGTAGAATTTTAACATATTCTTGAAAAAAAGGTAACAATTCTTGCATAATATTCGTGCGAATTTGGCGTACAAATGGATTGTGGAAGGATGCCGGATTATTTAGTGCACTAAAACCACCTAAAGAATATTTCGTTGGTTTATTTTTATATTCTGGAAAGTTTTCCATAGTTTTAAGCATATCATTTCTTATTATTTTAAGTATATCCGATGTGTTCATAAAATTTATAGGAAATACAACATAACCATTTTCTTCTAAAAATTCAACATTTAGTTTATTATCCAACACACCACCACTTTTACGAACACTTCTTCTGCGGATGATTCTTCTTGATTTCACACCACTTTTACGAACACTTCTTCTGCGGATGATTCTTCTTGATTTCACACCACTTTTACGAACACTTCTTCTGC